GCTGGAACCGCTGGAATCGTTGTTGTAGAGGAGTACAAGTAATGGAATATGCAATTGTTAAATCAGGAATAGTAGAAAACATTATTGAATGGGATGGAGTATCAGAATTCACAGTAGACGGTGAACTTGTGCTAGCAGATAATAGTGCTTGGATTGGTGCTAAATACGATGGGGCTTTTGAAGCTAAACCCATCCCACCCGATACCAGAACCTACAGCGAAAAAAGGCGCGACCGATACAATGCTGAACTGCCAATGGGTGACCAGTTCGATGCGATATTGAAGGGCTTTAACCAGCTCCGGTTCGACGGTCAGGATTTACCAGCGGATCTCGATGAGGTTATCGGCATCTGGCTTGGGATCAAATCAGCAATTCCGAAAGAGTGATGGATATCTCAACCGCTTTCGATTCCATACTAGCAATGGAGTAAGACACAATGAATAAACATATCACACTTTTTTTACTACTCACATCTTTACTCTTATCTAGCTGTGTACCGATTATGGGCAGAGTTTCTTTAGAGATAGGAACATGGGAGGCGAGAAGTTCAATCTCACTGGAGAAGATACATGAATAAGACTATTAAACCACTACTAACTATTTTTTCAATCTCCACCCTCCTCCTCCTCTTTTTAGGAGTGGTGGGGGGTTGCACTAAGGTTGAGGTTAGCACAGGTGGAGGCGGGACAGATATCTGTGTCGGACAAGACACATTGGATTGTTCCGATACATCTAATGATGGGGATGATGATAATACAGATACAGATACAGAGACAAATACAGAGACAGATTCTGGAAATGAGACAACTACTAATTAGGAGCTGTTTATATGGAAGTACCACCCCTACTGTTTTGGAATATAATACTAACAATAGGTATCGGACCTCTATATTGGTTCATTAAGCGTATAGCTAATGATTTGGACCGATTAGAAAAGAAGGTTACTGATGACCAAATTGAACTACCAAGAAAGTATGTAGCTAAAGAGGATCATCATAGGGATATTTCAGATATTAAAGGTATGCTAAAAGAGATTTATGGGTTGTTGAGAAATGGTCAGAAGAAGTAAGAAGCTCCTCCTACTCACCCTACTTCTTTTAAGTCTTAGTGGGGCGGGTTGCGCCTTATTAGAGAGTGGTGGTATCTCCGCCACAGGCTCTGCTGTAGGAGCGGGTGTGGGTTATCTAACTGGCATCCCCCCAGTAATTGGTGCGGTAGTTGGAGCAGGTGCAGGAGGGGTGGTGGATCAGGCGATTATATCTCCTAAGACCTGTCCTGAACCTGTAACCGGCTTCTTCCCATTACTGGGTAAGTTAGTAGAGATAGGTGGTTGGCTGTTAGGTCTATTCTTAATAGTACCTCTAGTGCTAGGTTATTTTATACCCTCACCCCAACAGAAAATTAAACCAAAGGTGGTAAAGTCAGATGACGTATAAAGATATAATTAATGCGGTATTAAGACGCTTGCGTGAGGATACTGTGTCTACTTGGGGTGGTGCTTTGATTGATAATGCTAGCATAGGAAAGTATCAACAATTGATTGGGGATTTCGTTAATGAGACTAAGAGGGAGGTTGAAGATGCTCATAATTGGACTGTGTTACGGAGTAAGGTTGCTATAACCACAGCTAGTGGAACTAGGGATTATAATCTAACTAATACTAATGAGAGGGTGCGCGTCTTATCTGTTTATGATAGGGGGACTGGCTCCGAACTCTCCCCAATTGATGATAGTTATTTAGAGCAGGCAGCCTACCCCTCCATGACTAATAATAGACCTAGTAATTATGTAATAAATGGTACTGCTTCTAGTGCTGAGATTAGTTTCTACCCCACTCCTGATGCTATTTATAATATTGATGTATTAACAGTAGACCCTCAAGATGAGTTAACAGAGGCTGCTGATACTCTCTCTATAACAGCGATGCCAGTAATTTTAGGTGCGTGGGCGAGAGCTATCTCAGAGCGTGGGGAGGATGGGGGTTCGCTGTCTGATATGGTATTCATGCAGTATCAGCAGGCGTTATCAGATGCCATTGCTCAAGATAGTGGGAGGGTGGTTAGAGAGACTCTCTGGTATTCAGTATGAGTGCAAAGAATCTAACGCCTATTAATTTAAGTAATGTGGGAGTGTTTGGTTTAAACACTCAATCTAATGCTGGTTCTTTACCACCGGAATGGTTAACCAGAGCGGATAACATTGTCTTAGATGCCTCTGGACGGATTACAACTCGTAAGGGGATAAAGCAGTATAGTGAGACTATAGGGAGTAACTCTTCTAATAGTGATATTGTTAGGAGTATTACCGAGTATCGTAAGGCGGATGGTACTTATGAGATGTTTTGTGGGGCGAATGATAAGATTTATAAGTTTGATGAGAGTACGACACCTTGGCAGTTAGATGCTCAAGTATTTGGTGGTACACCTCAAACGATAACAGATGGGAACTGGCAATTTACCAATTTTAATAATCAGCTTTACGGGGTTCAGCGTGGCTTTAAGATGATTAATTATGATGGTACGACATGGAAGGATATAGATGATGTTACCAGTTATGCGGGAACCGCACCACAGGGTAACTGTGTACTGGGTGAGTTTGGTAGGTTATGGGTTGGTGGGGTTACGGGTACGAGAGATGTAGTTTACTACTCTGATACCTTACAGGGTCATATATGGAATGATGTGGGTTTTTGTTCTTTAGGTGCGCTCTACCCAACCGAGACAGAATGTACAAATTGGGGTGGTACTTGGACTGATGTAGGCTCCCAGGGTACGATTGATTTAAAGACGGTGTGGGGTGCGGATGAGATTATTGCTCTTGCTGATTTTGGAGGGAGGCTTGTCATCTTCGGCAAGCGCAATATAGCCCTCTATAATAATCCTTGGGATCCAGTTAATATGGCGTTGGATGAGGTTATAGAGGGGATTGGTTGTATAGCGAGAGATAGTGTGGCTCATGTTGGAGATGATGTAATCTTCCTGTCTAATAGTGGACTCCGCTCCCTCTCCCGTACTGCGGTACAGGATAAGCTACCTCTAACAGATTTAAGTAGAAATGTAAAGGATGATTTAACAGCACAGATAGTAGATAGTAATACTAATACTGATAATATAAAAGGGGAGTATAGTTTGTCTGAGGGTTTTTACCTCCTCTCCCTACCGGATACTGGGGCATCATTCCTGTTTGATTTTAAAATTCCCAATCAGGATGGAACGCCCCGTGTTACATGTTTCTCATTAGCTGATACTAAGGAGCTTACCGCTCTTTATTCCAGACAGAATACTAATATGTATGTTGGTTTAGGGAATACGAAATATGCGGGTAGGGTGGGAAAATTGGAGGGGTATTTTGATCAGGAGATAGATGATACTACTTCTACTAACGGCACTTCTGGTGCGTGTTCAACAGCAGGTGGAACATGGCAGAATAGCAAGTGTTGGACAACAACAGAGAATACTTATTATGGAACCATGAGAACGACATGGTTGGACTTTGGTAATCCTAGTATAGCTAAACTTTTAAAACGCGCCTTCCTATCTATACATGGGGGGAGGAATGGAACCGCAGAGTTAAAATGGTATAGGGATTATAATTATAATAGGATAGGAACGACAGGCACATTTAGTACAACGCCTCTGAATGCGGGAGGTGGAACTGTTGTTTATAAATATGGTAGTGGTACATATAGTAATGCACTATACCCTATTGCTTATTCAGGTACTGCAGGCATGACGGAGTATAAGAAGAGTTTAGGAATGAGTGGGAAAGTACTACAGTTTGAATTAACGCAAAAAATTAAGGGTTTTAAAGCCAGCCTACAAAATTTAAATATTGTAGCTAAGATAGGGAAGATACGCTAATGAGTGATTATACAAAACAAGCATCTTGGATAGATGTAGATAAATCAGGAAACACTATTTACGCCTCAGATTTTGATGATGAGTTTACCGCAATAGCAACTGCAATTGCTTCAAAGGGGGATACCTCCGCAGTAACGGATGCAGGTCTGAGTGGTCTGTTCGATGTGGAGGTTTTCACATCAGATGGTACATGGACAAAACCACCAGGAGTTAAGAAGGTTTTTGTACGAGTCTTAGCTGGTGGTGGGGGTGGCTGTGGTGGTGGCTCGGATCAGTCTGGAGGTGGCGGTGGAGCAGGAGGTTATTCTGAAAAATTTATTGATGTGTCCTCTATCACAGACTCTACTGTAACAGTAGGTGCGGCTGGTTCTGCTGGAGCGGCTAACACAGCAGGTGGGTCAGGAGGATCATCTATCTGGTCTGATGGA